CTCCGTATCCACTTGCTACCCCAAATATTGCTTGTTGACTATCCGTATCTTCATTTGAATAAGCAGGTAAGCCAATATGTAATTTACCTGTCGGTGTAACACCTAAACCTAAATTGCCTGAAGAGTCAAGAGTTGCTTGTGCAGTTGAACCATTACCACTAAATTGCAACCCTGTTATTTGTGTAATATGCCCTATTAATGCTTTATCAACTCCGCCCTCTTGGAATTTTAATATAGGACCATTGCTATTTGTTGAATTTAAAATTAACTGTGGATAGTTAGCCATTGAAATAGTTAAGCCACCTGTTAAAGTACCACCTGTTAATGGTAGGTAACCACTTAATGCAGAACCATAGTTAGGAATATTTAAAGTGTTTGCACTAAATGTTGCTGCTCCACTCGTGCCTGTTGTAGTTAATGTTATTGTTCCTTGCTTTGAATTAAATGTTGTCCAATCCGCACTTGCCAATACCCCCCGATTTGTTGCACTCGCAGTTGGTACATTTAAAGTAATTACAGGAGTTGTTGTACTATTTGCAACACTTGAACTTAAATCAGTTCCGCTTGTTCCTATTGTTAATGCAGCAACCGATGTAACTGTTCCTGTGTAAGCATCAGTATATTGTGGAATATTTAAAGTCGCACCAACCAAAGTAGCTGCACCGCTAGTGCCTGTGGTCGTTAAAGTTAAAGCGTTTTGTTTATTATTAAAAGTTGTAAAATCAGTAAATGACACCCAACCGCTAACAGTAGTTGATGCTTGATTAATATTAAAAACACCTGTTGTATTATCATATAATAATGGACCTATAACTGATAATGAAGTTAAAGCAATATAGTTAGAACCATTTGTTATTTGGTTGTTGTTTGTAGGGATTGTTATAACACCTGTTGCAGAGTTGTAAGCACCCATACCTGCTGCAAATGATAAGGCTAATCTTGACCTTGTATCTGTATAATATAAATTAGTTCCTTCTGCTATGTTTGTTGTAGTTCCTGCAACCGCAGTCCATAATCCTGTTGAAGTAACATATTGTAAAATACCACCATTAGCTGGACTTTGTGCTGAAACATTATGTAGCTCATCCATTTCAAAGCCATTCTGTATCCTTACCTCTACCACCCCTTGAGTTGGATGTGACCTTGTAACAATAGCCACATACACTAAATGTGCAGGAGCATATTGTTTAGTTGATGTCCACGCACCTGCGGTAGTAGAACTTAAATAAAGTTGTGTACCCTCTACATAAGCAGAAGTATCCAAATCAGTCAAAGAACCAATAACCACCACATAGCCGTTATTATTATTAGTAATGTCCGTTTGAACAATACCATAAGTTTGAGCAGATGTAGCATCGCCTGTTGCAATAGCCTTTGTTATTGTTGGTAGGTTTCCGTGTCCACCATTGATATAAACAACTGTTCCCTTTGTTAAAGTAGCACCTGTTTCATTATAAACCTCCGTAATTAATCTTTGTGCTTCGGTAGCAATCGTAGGGAAAGTAGCTAAACTACCATCACCTCTTATGTATTGTGCAGTTGTTCCTGCTCCTGTTACTGCAATCGTTCCATTAGCTGTTAAGGGGCTATTTGCGACACTAAAAGCACTCGGCATAGATAAACCTATGGAAGTGATTAAAGTAGGGAAAGTGGTCAAGTTTCCTGCTCCGTTTACATATTGAAGATTTGTTCCGTTGAAATTAGCAGTTATCGTACCGCTTGTGCTGATGGGAGAATTGCCGATTGTGATTGCACCTGCGTTAGTGGATAGGCCAACAGAGGTTACCGTTCCTGTCGCACCACCTGACCTTTGCCATATTGATCCGCTATAAACTGCTGAGTCGCCTACTATAAACGCTATAGGCCCTGCACCGAAGTTAACAGTACCTGCCACATTACATAAGTAAACATCACCTTGATTCCCTGTGCCATTAGCAAGGGTTGGTGTGTTAGTAGAGGCATCCCAAGTTCCCTTATACTCCATTACAGAGTTAGGTAGCTGAGATACTAATATCTTTCCGTTAGAGTCAAGCTTAGGTACACCATTAGCCACATCAAAAGCCAAAGAGCTTAACACCCCACTTGTACCTATGATTACATCTTGTAAATCCCTAACTTTCGCACCTCCAGTAATTTGTATCTGTTGACTCATTCTATTTCTAATTAATTATTTTACAATCATTCTTACAAACTCATCCACTTCTAATGGTCTTGCCGTTGCAAAGGTAAGAACTCCTGTCGCACTATTAAAGGACACATTCTCATCCGTTGGAGTACCACTTGTAGCTATTGCTCTAACCTCTACACCACCTCTTGTAACTGATATACAAGTAGCTCCGATTGCACCTGCAAAAGTTACACTTGTTTCACCACCTGCTGCTATATATGAAAAACTATTCACGCTTGAAGTTGATATTGTAGAACCTCCGTCTATTACTTGAGTTCCTGTTATTGAATAAGCACCTGTTCCTTGTAATGACAAAGAATAAGTAGAAGCACCCTCTACAGGAGCACTTAAACTGATTGATGTGATATTAGCAGTTCCACTTACTATTGAGTAGCCATAAGTGCCACTATTGTCATCATTGTCATTGTCTATTGAGAATCTTACATCTATTGAAGCTCTGTTTAATTGCTTCTGCATTAAAGCAAGATAGGAGTAACCACTTAAGGCTATAAACCCATCACAAGTAACAGTCCATGAAGTAATGTCATTTTTAAACTCTCTGAACCAAGCTGATGTTTGAGAGGTAACTTCTATCTGATCCGTAGATGACTCAAAAGAGCAACTTGTAGAAGCTCCCATTGGAGTTCCTAGTGGTATAGTAGTAGTTACTTGAGCTACATTGCTTGATTGCGTATAAAGGGTAATTTGGTTGGTAGTTGTACCTGCGTAAATAACCTCAATTAGAAGTTTATCTGTGGCAGCTATAGTCGTTTGAGTGACTGTCATTGCCGTAGAATATAAGGTCTTTGTTAGGGCTGTAAGGGTGGTTGCTGAGGATGTAAACAGCAAGGTAGCGACACTACCATTATACTTGTATAGTTTATACTGAACTTGAGCACCTGCAAAGGCAGTTAGAATAGAATAATAAGCACTAAAAGTCCAAGTACCTGCTGGTATGGTTGTAACACCAGGATCAAGAGCATCCGTAATAAACGAAGCTATTGTACCTGCTCCTGTTTTAGTGAAGTCAACTGAAGTACCTGCTACTTGGCTTCTGCTTAATTCCTTACACACAATACTATCAAAAGTGCCTTGTGCAGTACCTCCATTAAAGTAATAGATAGCGTTGCTATCATATTCGTATAAGACTATATTCGTTCCGTTTATTACTGATGCCATAATTAAAATATACTTGTTTGAGGAATGTATTTATTTACTCTTGTGCACTCAATCTCTGTATTAGATATCTGTAACAATGTCGCACTTGCCGTATTAGCTGGGTACGATATTGTAGCATTACCTAACATATAAGATTTTGAGCTAATGTTTATACTTGCAGGATCTGTGTCTGTTGCAAAAATAAGCTTTGATGCGTTTAGCACCCTATGGTTGGTATTTGATGTATAAAACTCACTTAAATTACAATCCACATTTATTATGTTTAATGCGTATGTATTTACATATTGCTGAACAATTAATTCAGCTAAAGTAAAAAACTCACCTGCTGGATCAAAACCATATCTATACCAACCCGATGCAATAGATTTATCGGTTAATACAAGAGAACCTTTTGCAGAAGGATAAAAAGAATCGCCTCCGCTACTACCATAAGGTAAGCTTATTGTTTTTGTATATTGTTTATTTTCAACTAATGTTCCTGTAAGATTATATGCAGAAATATTTGACTTTATTTTTAATACAAAGTTTGTTAAGGTTAGGATATTAATCCCTTCTGAAATTCTATATGTAAAGCTAAGAGGCCCTGAGCCTGGAAATATTTCTGTTTTTAAGTCTAATACAAAGTCTTCTGATGGGCCAGTTGTTTTAGGATTAAAAACAGTATATGATGTAGCGGTTGTTTGCCATTTAGCATCATTGTTTAAATAATAGGTTACTGCACCTGCAATTATTGTAATATCTATAAAGCCTATAGCAGCAGCCTGTGATGGAGCACCTATTAAAATATTTAATTGTAAGGAATCGCCTGTTGTTACATAAGCATTAGAATTAGAATCTAATGTTACCGATGCCGTTCCTGCTGGGCCTCCTGATGGTGCATTTAGCTCAAAAAAATAGAAATCTAAAAGAGTATCATATTGCAATAAACAACTTCCATCTCCTGTTGATCCTCTTGTCCAATAGGTAACCTCTGTTCCATCATTACTCCTCAAGTCGCCATTTGGTATATAGTTAGCAGCAATTTCTACATCGCCTTCTGCTATAATTTTATAAAACCCTTTCTTTATTACTTTAAGTTGACTATTGTCAATAAAATACAATCCTGATGTATTGCCTAAATATGGCTGAATAGTAGAAGATGTGTTTATTATATTCCCATCTCCATTATTTACTCTTAGTCCTGTAGGTGCATACTCTGAATAATAAGCATTAATAGTTGCAAATTCGTTTATGGAAACCACCCACCACTTAGCTTTAGCTTGAAATATTCTACAACCAAATGACCTTGCTATGTTAGAAATAATATCTAAGCAATTAGTATAATTATATTCATCTTCTAAAAGTGACCTATAATTTAAACAAGCTTGGTCAAACGGATCTGCATATGACTGAGCAGTTCTATTATACATACCAACTGAGTAATAAGAACACATTGTTATATAATTCCTATTATTCTTAAAACCAATACTATTAAAACAAGCCCTAAAAATATCTTTTAAAAGTATTATATCATTTACGCCATAATTAGCATTCTCTGATACGAACTTTATGTCCTTAAGCATACCTAGTCCATCAGTAGCATTAAATGCTGCCATCTTTCTGCCTGTAGAATAAGATATCTGAACATCATCATTTATTACAAACCCAACCCATTCTATAACAGAATTAACATACATTTCTACATATGTATATCTGTCATTGATATTAGTAAAGTTTATAATGTCTGATAAGTCATCAGTAAAGTCAATAGTTACTCCTAATTGTGAGGCTATTATAGGCTCATACGGATCATCTGAGCTTGGTATATACTGCAAGTTAACATCAACCCCTTGAAGGTCTATAATAGCACCTACATAGCTATCTTGCCATATCTTAAGCTCAACATCTTTGTTTGCTCTTGTTGCAAATAATACTGAATATTTTTGTCCGTATGCCATTATCCTCTTCTAAGTTTTAATGATGAATTAGACCTTTGTATAGCCAAAATTAAATCATTGCCTCTTAATACAAATTCTCCACTTCCGCTGCCTCCACCAATCATATCTTTAAGCTTGTCTAATGGAGCAACTACCTCAGGGTTATTTTGTGCACCAGGATACTCACCCATTAATCCCATTGTAGGGCCACTAACTATACCACCATTAGCGAATAACTGAGAACCTAATCCCATACCACCACCAACTAGATTACCAAACATTTTCATTGCACCACCAGCTTTGGCTAGTTTGCCTTGTCCTCCTGGTAATAGTGATATAATGGCAACTGCAATAGCTGCTGCTATAGCTACCTTAATTAACTTTTTAATTATATCCTCAAATGCCCTTGATAACACTTCCCCTATACTTGCTCCTTTTTCTAATAACATATCTAAAGCTGGGCCTAATGCGTTCATTAAACCAATGCCTATTTTAAGCAATTCTGCCGTTACCGCCTTTGTTTCTGCTAAAACTGTTTCGTTTGATTTTTTTCTAAGTTCTAATATTGCATCTATGTATTCAGATAGTTTTACGCTTCCATCCATAAAGCCTTTGTCTAATGCCATCCGCATATTTTCTTCAGCTAACTTTATTTTATCAAAACTACCCTCCGCTTCACTTACTTCTAATTGATATTGTTCCCTTAAAAAAGCAACTCTGTCTTTTGATGCTTTCTTTTCATAAGCCATCTTAGCTTTAAATGCTTTTGCTGCATTTGACGGATCTAATGCAGGTTCTGCAACATATGTTGTTTCTCCGCCTGACGCTGCTAGTCTTTTAGCTACATATGCAGCTAGTTTGGCTGCTTCTTTCTTAGCATTATCTCCTTTTTGCTTTATAGCACTACTATCCAATGATTGTGCATCTGCATTCTTATTGGCTGCATCAGTATTTTCATCTAGCTTTTTTGTATATAACTCTATGTTTAATTGTGATTGCTTAATCTCTTTCGCTTGTTTAGAAAATGCACTTATTACTACATTTGATGCAGAATTAAACCCAAGCATACCGCCTGTAGCCAACCCATAAACAGTACCCATAAAGCCAAGATTTTTAACAACCTCTTCGCCTTGTTGGTTTTGTAGTTTAAATATTTTTGTTTCTTCTTCTGCAATTAAAGCAGCATAAGCCGTAGCTTTAGCTCTTCTTATTAAAGCGTTTGATATTTTATCATAAACCAAAGCCAATTTATCACCATCTTGTATATCTAGCTTTTGAAGTTCAATATTACCTTCGTATTCTTTTTTTAATGAAGCTAAAGCCCTTTCTCTTTCATTTGTGCTTTTTGTAGTATCATTTATTATTTTAAGCAATGATTGGTCTGCTGCTATTTGAGATTTAGCTTGACCAATGCTTGTAGCTAACTCCTCGTTCATTTTTTTATTAGCTATAGAAAATGCGTCTATTCCATATATTAATTGAGCTATTTCTTTTTCATAAGCCGTTGTAATTGCAATCAATGCTGAAAAAGCTAAATAAATTGGGCCTGTAGCTGCTGCAAATCCACCCACTAAGGCAGGTAGGTTATTTTGAATACCTCTAAAACCATAAGGCAAATCTTGAATAACCAATGCAAGGCTTGTCCATTGCATATTTGTTTTTTTAAGCTGGTTGCCCATTGCTGACGAAGATTGTGCCGTCTTTGTTTGTGCAGTAGCTAATTGATTCATACTAGCAGCTAAATCATCTACACTCTTCTTTGTAAACTTTAAATCTAAGTTATTATCCTTTAAATATTGACTAAGTTTCTTTGCCGATGCAGGAACATTTCCTAGATCAAAGTCAAAGACTATCTTAACCATTTGATTATCTGCCATTATATTGTCGGTTTAACGATTTTATATTTTTCTAGAACTTGTTTTAACTCTTCTTCTGTCATCACTCTTTGTTTCACAAAGTTACGAGTATCGCAGTCTAATTCAATAAGCTCTTGTGGCTTCACTTTCTTGCCTTTTGGTAACTGGATATTTATTAGCATTGTTGTTTGCCATCTAGTTCTAACCCACTCTTGTTCTTCTTGATGCCTATATCCATACCACACAAAGTCTAATTCAGCCATGGTCATCTCCCAAAACAAATGGGGAAGCACTTTGCACTCCCCCATTGTATATCTTTCTATGTCAATCCACTCTAATTTTTTTTTACTCCATCCTTTTTACTTGACTTTGTTGGCTTATCATCTATTCCGCTATTCATGCTTTCTGCAAGTGTTGCCATTACTTCTTGGAATTTATTTCCTCCCATTCCACCCATGTCATCTATCCAATCACATACTTCGATTTCTGTAAAGGTTGGAGTGATTCCTTGAGAATATAATGGATATTCAGCAGCCGATTTCATCAAGTTAACAATAGCATCAAGTGAATCTTTGCCACTTAAAGCTTCTCATATGTCAGAAGGCCCTATCCCTTGTAATTGACAGAATCTTTTAAGACTCCAAGTACAAAAACGCATCGGTATCTTCTTTCCATCGGAAAGAATTAATTCAAATTGTCCTCTCATATGTTTGGTTTTTTTGGTTTGTTTTTACTATGCGTTGGTAGCAATAGTTAAAGGCCCTGTTCCTTTGAAAGAAACTGAATATGTAACTGGATTCTCCATGTCAGCAGTCATATCTACACTCTCGATAAATGCTGAACCTGAATAAATTACATCACCTGAAACTGGAGTTACACCACCAACTGTTGAATTATCTACTGTAGTAAACTTAACTTGAACTGCAGTTCTAGCGATTGCTAAAGCATTTAATTCAGCAGTAGTTACATAAGTAGCAACTGTTCCTGGAACTACTGTAGCTAAGCCATCAGTTGTTAAAGACCAAGACCTTTGTCCACCAATCTCATC